TGGACTGAGATACCTAACTGCTGCTTCTGGTATGGACAAGTACCAGATCAAGGAGAACCCCAGTAAGGCTAGGGATTTGTATGCACCCATTGAGAAGAACATCAGGATTAAGGATGCCACTGGCAAGGACATGTCTTGGGTTGAGAGTGTGTGTAAGTCTTACAGGCCAGATGTAGTTGTACTAGACATGGGAGACAAGTTTGCTAAGACAGGTGGATTTGCTAGGCAAGATGAGGCTCTCAAGGCCAATGCTGTACACGCTAGGATGATAGCGAAGCAACACGACTGTGCCATGTTCTATATGTCACAGCTATCTGCTGAGGCTGAGGGTAAGGTACTACTGAATCAATCTATGATGGAAGGCTCAAGGACTGGCAAGGCTGCCGAAGCTGACCTTATGATCTTGATCGCTAAGGATGTGCCAGTAAATAATAGCTCAGGAGAAACAGAGGAGAGTCCACAGAGGCACATTAATGTAGTTAAGAACAAGCTCTCTGGTTGGCATGGGAAGATAATATGCGACTTAGACTACAAGACAGCTAGGTATACAGCATGAAGGATTTATTTGGATATGAAAAGCCAGAGGTGAAGATAGAGGACACACTTGTTTGTATAAAGTGTGAGACTAGGCAACCCATAGATCAGTTCAATGCCATGAAATATGCCAGTTCTGATGAGAATAAGAAGACGGAGATAAAGAGAACTTGTAGAACTTGCATGAGAAACCAATCTAATTTAGTTAAGGAGCTAAAGAAGATGCACCCATACCCCAATGAAAACTACTGCTGTCCTATTTGTAGTAGAGACATAAAGGAGATAGGGAAATATGGTCAGCCTAGATTACAGAATTGGGTGTTAGATCACTGCCATGAGACTCTTACTTTTAGGGGTTGGCTGTGTCACCACTGCAATGTGGGCTTGGGTGGTTTCAATGATAAGTTGACAAGATTACAGAATGCTGTAGAGTATCTCGTGAACCATGAGATAAAGGAGAAGTCAAATGAAACTGACACTTGATATAGAAAACAATGTAACGAAGAGAGATAACAAGTTACACCTAGACCCATTTGAGAAGGACAACAGCCTTGTGATGGTAGGTATCCTCACAGACACTGGAGAGGAAGAGTTAGTTACCTTTGACCACAGCGATGTGTCACCCACAGAAGATGGACACAAGATAGTGCAAGAGTATTTAAACAGGGCAACTGTACTTATATGCCACAATGTCGCACACGATTTGCTGTGGCTGTGGGAGAGTGGATTTACTTACGATGGCACAGTATTTGACACTATGTTAGCTGAGTATGTAACACAGAGGGGATTGAAAGAGCCACTGTCACTTGAGGCTTGTGCTGACAGACATAAACTTGCATCACGGAAGAAGGACACCATGAAGGAGTACTTCAAGAATGGAACTATGGTGAGTGACATACCTCACGATATGTTGTCAGAGTACCTGTCTGCTGACTTACACGCAACACAGGAATTGTCTGACCTCTTGTATAAGAAGTTACTACTGGAGGACAGGGGGTTGATGGATACAGTACTGCTGACTAACAGTGTGGCTGTGTGCCTTACTAAGATATATCGCAATGGATTTTCTGTAGACCTTGAGGCACTTGAGAAAGTTAGGGAGGAGTTTCAGGAGGAGAAGGATGAGCTACTCAGTGACTTAGACGATCAGGTCAGGTATCTAATGGGAGACTTCCCAATTAACTTGAATAGTCCTGAGCAACTTTCTTGGGTCATATACAGTCGCAAGCCCAAGAACAAGGCCATATGGGCAAATATGTTTGCTGACAGGATGGACAATAAAGAGTTCAGAAACTTGGTGGAGGAGCATAGTGATCTCTTATATAAGAAGAAGGCAGTTCAGTGTAAGACTTGCTATGGATCAGGAAAGATAAGGAAGACTAAGAAGGATGGAAAGCCATTTGCCAAGGAGACAAAGTGTGTTGAGTGTGGTGGATTTGGTTATGACTTCATTACTCTGTACGAGGGTGGAGAGCCAGTTAAGGCAGGTCTAAGATTTAAGGCTATCAATAGTGATTGGGTTAGTGCCAGTGGTTTCACAACTAATAAGACTAATTTAGATACCCTTGAGAAGATAGCTACTAGCACGAGTAATGCACAGAAAAAGTTATTTCTACAGAGGGTGAAGAGACTGTCTGCCCTTGATACATATTTATCTAGTTTTGTTGACGGAATATATACACACAAGAAGCCAGATAATATGTTACATGTTAGGTTACTACAGCACAGGACTTCCACAGGTAGGTTCAGTGGGGCAGACCCCAACATGCAGAACATGCCTAGAGGTGGTACATTTCCTGTGAAGAAGATATTTGTATCTCGTTGGGAAGGTGGCAAGATCTTAGAGGCTGACTTTGCACAGCTAGAGTTTAGGGTTGCTGCATTCTTAGGACAGGACAAGGTTGCAATGAAGGAGATTGACACAGGCTTTGATGTACATAGTTACACAGCTAAGGTTATCTCAGACGCAGGGCAACCCATGAGTAGGCAGGAGGCTAAGGCACACACTTTTGCACCCCTGTACGGAGCTAGTGGCTTTGGTAGAACTAAGGCTGAGGCTGCATACTATGGACAGTTCTCAAAGAAGTACAGTGGCATAGCTAAGTGGCACGCTAAACTAGCTAAAGAAGCCCTAAATGATAGGAAGATTAAGACTCCATCTGGACGAGAGTTTGCCTTTCCTGACGTAATGAGGAAGGGTAATGGCTCTGTAACGCACTTTACACAAATAAAGAATTACCCTGTACAGTCTTTTGCCACAGCAGATATAGTGCCACTCTCTCTACTACACATAGAGAAGGAACTGGAGGGATTGAGAAGTTGTATTGTAAATACAGTACATGATTCTATAGTTATAGATGTCAATCCCAATGAAGAACAAGCTGTAATAGCTATTATAAATAGCATAAATAAAAAATTAAAAAATATTATTGACAATAAATGGAAAATAGATTTTAATGTACCTCTGCTACTGGAGGCAAAAATAGGTAATAATTGGCTTGACACAAAAGATGTTGCATGATATAACTATGACTTTAACAAAGGAGAATATATATGAATGAACTAGTATCAATAGACACAAATAATTACGCTGCAATGGCGAAGGCAATGGGGATGTTATCTGACTCCTCGCCTGACAGTGAGAGGAAGTCTAGCTCACTGGCTAGGTTTAAGATTAGCCACAGCCCTGTAATGGGTCAGGAGGAGATCAAGGGTAAGATGGTTAATGTTGAGAAGATTGAGGGTGGGTCATATAAACTTGAGATACCTGAAGGAAACACATACTACTCAACTACTGCTAACATAAGGCCCTTCCTACAGAGGTACATGTACAAGAGGTTTGTTAAGGGTAGCGATGCCAACCCTAATCGTTTCATTAAAACTATAATGCACGATGACCTGAACATTGACTTGAAGGACAATGATGGTGGGTACAACTGTGGTAAGCCTGCAGGTTACATTAAGGACTTCAAGGCACTGGCTGAGGATACTCAGAACTTAATCAGGCAGATTAAGAGAGTGAGAGTTATCTTGGGAACTGTTACACTTAGTAATGCTATGGACTCAAACGGAGATCCTGCAGAAGTAGGTGCAACTCCATTTATCTGGGAGATAGATAACAGGGATGCCTTCAAGACACTGGGTGGGTGCTTCACACAGCTATCTAAAATGAAGAGGCTACCTGTTCAGCACAGTATCCATGCTGCCACTGAGGAGAGGAAGTTACCTAATGGCAATAGCTTCTACGTTCCATCTGTCACACTAGACGTATCTAATACGATAGAGTTATCTCAGGCTGATCAGCAGTCCTTCACTGACTTTATGAATTGGGTGCAGAACTACAATGACTACATCATCAAGAAGTGGGATGAGAAGTCTCGCACTAAGGAGGACATAGACGAGGACATGGTTGAGGACTTAGTTAACTTAGACAGTGAGGAGCATTTTGAATGAACCACCCTGCTGAACTAGCACTGCATCAGTATTTAGAGGATGCGTCAAATAGACGCTCCACTATGTCAGATGAAACTATAAAGAAGATTACAGATGACATTGCCGATGCACTAAAGCGTCAGTTTGGCAGTAAGAATAGGGAGGAGGGGTTTCGCTTACGCATGTCTAACATAGGCAGGCCCACTTGCCAACTCTGGTTTCAGAAGAATGAGCCAGAGAAGGCACTCCCCAAGCCTACAACATTTGTAATGAACATGATGCTTGGCGATATAGTTGAGGCTGTGTTCAAGGGCATACTAACTGAGGCTAAGGTTAAGTATGAAGACTCAGATAAAGTTACTCTTGATTTGGGAGACACGAAAATATCTGGGGAGTATGACTTAGTAATAGATGGTGCAGTGGATGATGTTAAGTCTGCATCAGATTGGTCATATAAGAATAAGTTTAGTTCTTACTACACACTTGCTGAGGGAGATGCATTTGGATATGTTTCACAACTTGCAGGGTACGCTAAGGCTTCTGGTAAGAAAGCAGGCGGTTGGTGGGTAGTGAATAAGGCTACAGGAGAGTTTAAGTATGTGGCATCGGACATAGATATGGTTAGTGAAACAGCCAAGATTAAAGATACTATTGCCACAGTAGATAGGAATGAGTTTAAGAGATGTTTCACCGACAGTGCTGAGACATTCAGGGGAAAGGAGACAGGCAACAGGGTGCTAAATATTAACTGTAAGTTCTGTGATTTTCGTAAGGCATGTTGGCCTGAGTTAGAGGAGAGGCCATCTATTATGTCTAAGGCAAAGCAACCTAAGATAGAGTCATATACTCAGGTGGCAACCAATGGCTAGGTTCAATAGGAAAGTAATGCCCCACTGGAGGAGTGGCTTTGAGGAAGAAGTTGCAGCATTTTTAAAGCTACACCAGAATAAGGTCAGGTATGAAAAACTAAAAATAGAGTGGATTGACCTAGCCTACAGGAAATACACACCAGATTTCTTACTAGATAATGGTATAATAATAGAAACTAAGGGTAGGTTTGTTGCGTCAGATAGGAGGAAACACTTAGAGATACAGAGGCAACACCCTAAGCTAGACATACGATTTGTATTCACTAACAGTAATGCTAAGTTATATAAGGGAAGTAAGTCTAACTACGAGCAGTGGTGCAACAAACACAACTTTAAGTCAGCCCACAGGGTAATACCTATGGAGTGGCTAAAAGAGAGAGGCAAGCCTATAAAAGATAAAATTGTTTATGTAAAGAAGAGAATAAAGGTGTAGTACAATGGAAGAAGAGGGAGACATATTAGTTGGATTTAAGGAAGAAGATATAATAATTAGGTTAAGGCCAATGTTAAATAAAGATTTATGGACAGGTGAAGTTCACATAAGTGTACTCTCAGCAGATCAAGACTTCTTTAATGATGAGGACTTCTTTAACTTAATGCACTTTGCTAGGATGATGACAGCCAGTGTTCCTGCAATGGAGAAGTACAAGGATGTTCGCAGTAAAATATATGAAATAGTAAAAGATGATGTTGACAGCGAAAATAATTCTGTTAAAAAGAAAGTAGTTAAGAGAGACGGAAACGTAATTAAATTATCATTTAAAAAAGATGTAGATGGGAGTGCATAATGACAGAAAATAAAGACATGGTTAATAGTCCACCACACTACAATCAGGGAGGAGTAGAGTGCATAGACGCAATTCAGGCTGCCCTTGGGCCTAACTTTAAATACTACTTACAAGGAAATATAATTAAGTATCTCTGGAGATTTGACTATAAGGGTAAGCCACTTGAAGATGTAGAGAAGGCTAAGTGGTACTTAAATAAGTTAAGTGATGAAGTAAAATGAAAGCTAAGGTATACATAACACTTGACATAGATGAGGAAGACTACCCAGTTCCTGCTGACGGAAATGTTGACGAGGAATTGGGGGATGCATTCAGGGAGTACATCTATGACATAGACGGAGTAGAAATTAAAACATTAAAAGTAATATCGGAGAGAGAAGAATGAGTTTACCAACAGATTACCAAAATTTTATAGCTACATCTCGCTATGCTCGTTGGCTAGATAGTGAGCAGAGGAGAGAGACATGGAACGAGACAGTGGGCAGGTATATAGATTATATCTGCAGTAAAGAAACCAAGCTACGTCAGTCCACAAGTATGTGGTCTACGATGAAGCACGAGTTACACAACGCTATCTACAGGCTAGATGTCATGCCCAGTATGAGAGCCTTGATGACTGCAGGGCCTGCTTTGGAACGAGATAACACGGCAGGGTACAACTGCAGTTACCTCCCTGTGGATGATCCAAAGTCTTTTGACGAGGCCATGTACATACTACTGTGTGGCACAGGTGTGGGCTTCTCAGTGGAGAGGCAATACATAAATAAGCTACCTGAAGTACCTGAGACATTAGATAACTCTGACACTTGCATTGTTGTGAAGGACAGCAAAGAGGGGTGGGCTAAGTCACTGCGTATGCTACTAGCACTACTGTATGCAGGAGAAATACCTACGTGGGATGTGTCTAAGGTTAGACCTGCAGGAGCTAGGCTCAAGACATTCGGTGGTAGAGCCAGTGGACCTGCACCTCTAGTTGACCTATTTAACTTTACAGTTAATATGTTTAAGGCAAGTGCAGGAAAGAAGCTGTCTAGCTATGATTGCCACTCTCTTATGTGTAAGATAGGGGAGATTGTTGTTGTAGGTGGAGTACGCAGATCAGCAATGATTAGTTTATCTAACTTGAGTGACATACGAATGAGACATGCTAAGTCAGGAAAGTGGTGGGAGACTGCACCACAGATGGCACTGTCTAATAACTCTGTTGCTTATACAGACAAGCCAGATGGAGAGACATTCCTGAGAGAGTGGCTAGGCTTAGTGGAATCTAAGTCAGGAGAGCGAGGCATATTCAATAGAATTGCTTCTAAGAAACAAGTGGAGAAGTATGGTAGGAGAGATCCTAATCACGAGTTCGGCACTAACCCATGCTCAGAGATTATACTTAGACCTTATCAGTTCTGTAATCTTACTGAGGTTGTTATCAGGGAGAAGGATACACTAGAGACACTAAAGAAGAAGGTTGAGCTTGCTACTATACTAGGTACAATACAGTCCACACTAACTAGCTTTCCCTACTTACGTAAGGTGTGGAAGCACAACACAGAAGAAGAAAGACTGTTGGGTGTGTCACTCACAGGTATTATGGACTGCCCACTCACTAATGGACTTGAAGGTAAGATGGCCTTAGAGGCATTGCTTGAAGAGCTTAGAGAAGTGGCAGTTAAGACTAACTTGAAGTGGTCTAAGAAGCTAGGCATTGAGCAGTCAACTGCCATCACCTGTGTTAAGCCAAGTGGAACAGTGTCACAGCTAGTGGACAGTGCATCAGGTATACATGCTAGACACAGTGAGTATTACATTAGGACTGTACGTGGTGATAACAAAGACCCACTCACACAGTTCATGGTAGA